GTTCGCGGGCGCGACCGGCATAGTCATCATGGGAGCACCGTCGGAAAGAGACATATTATCTCCCCTTTCATAAATTTTATTTATCAAATCGTGGCCACGATAAGATCAATGGAATAAATGCTCGAACTGTTTTGCCATAGATTGAAGTTGGTTTAACTCTTGCTGGCTCATAGCCCCAGATTGCAAAAGCTTGTCGACCTCCGCTTTTGGGTTACCCTGAAAATTCGCCCTAAACTGTTGGAACTGCTGCAACATCTGCATAAAGCCGTTGCCGCCGCCGAGCGCTCCGAAAAAGGGATTATTCATCGTCATCTTCCTCCTTGCGCTTCTTCTTGCCCTTCAATTCGCCCACAAGCGCCGCCAGCGCGTCAAACTCCTTGCGGGTGACAAATTCCACGCCCGGCTTTTGCGGCGCGTTAGGGGCCGTTTCTGTGCGTTCTACGAGGTCATAAATCTTGAGCGTCGGTTTTCCGCTTGCGTCTGCCTGCTTGAGGTAAACGGTGGGGGCGGTGGAATCCCACAGCGCTACGGCAGAGTTGGGCGCGATGAGATAACCTCTTGCCTCCTGCTCTCCGCTTACCCACTGTACGCCGCCTTGCGCGATGGGGTTCTGTTGCCCTGGCTGCGACATAGGCTGCTGCATGGGCTGCATCTGTGGCTGCTGCATCTGCCGCATCTGCATGAGGTTGTCCGGCATCGGCTGTGGATAATAGGGGTTGAAATAGGGATATGCCATGTTCATTCCTCCGTTTCTTTGTCCCAGAAATAAAGCGGGATTTCGTTCTCGCTGTTCCAGCTGTCATAGATAATCCCGTCCTGAACGCACACTACATGACCAGAGAGGGCGAGAATATATGTCCCGCGCGGGTGCTCATCGGCAAACCTGCCGACCGTGTAACAGTCCGGGCAAGTGTCCGGTATGATGTATCTCCGGTAGCCTAAGGACCGCAGATACGCGCCCCAACAGGCGTTTGCATTGGGTAAATCACCGTCCAAGTAGCCACGCATGCACAGCCGGAGATAAACCTCGCCCCAATCCTTTCCCGTGGCCTTACAGATCGCACGGACAGTGCAATCGGACACGTTTTTCCCGCAGGGATTTGGATTAAAATATTTATACATGATTGCAACCCCTATATAGGCTTTCAGCAATTTCCACATACGCTAAAAGCCCCTGGGGATCGTCTGCGTACAGAATGCAAATATCCTGCGCCATTTGCGCGGTAAACCCGCATTTGATTAAGCGCTCGTACATATTCCCGCCTCCTTGCCTCTATAATAAAAGAAATCCGGGCAAATAAACTGCCCGGATTCTGCCTTGATTCTGCAATAATGTAGTTACAGTGTACACCAATTGTGTGCAAAAACGAAAAGTAGCCGCACCCAAAAAGGGCGCGGCTACTTTTAGAAATTGAATGCATCCGCCAGTTTTTGGTATGCGCGGCGGCGCAATTTGTAAAATCCATCTACGCTGATATGTAGTTTTGCCGCCGTCTGTACGCAGGTGCGGCCAAAAATGTCCACGTCAATTACACAGGTTTCCTCGTCTTCCGGTAGCCCTACCGCACGGATTGTTTCTGTGGCGCGGAATGGTGCCATAGTGGATAGTTTTTTGCGGATTCTTTTGTGCTGATCTATCATTTCCCACGGTGTGCCGTGGAGGTGCGGATGTTTATGCACGGGCGTGAGGCCGGCGTAGCGGTGTCCTCTGCGCCCTCCAGTGGATTTATTTTATCCTTTATTTCAGCAGAAAATTCCAGCTGGCATTGCCGATGATGCCGTCAACGCCCAGACCGTGATCTGCCTGCATCCGGCGCAGGCCCGCCTCCATCTTGGGGCCAAACAGCTTGTCATCGCTCCAAATCTCGTCAGGGTAATAGCCCTTGTCTTTCATCAGCAGCATGGCGGCCCGGACGTCATTGCCCTCCATGCCACGGCGCAGCATACGCAGTTCCATGTTGATCGTCTCCTCCTTCGTCGTCGGTGCGGGTGCGGGCTTGGGCTGCTCGTTCAGCAGCGCCTTGACGCTGGCCTTGAACGCCTCCCACTCCGCATTGTTCTTCCCTGCCATCTGCCGGGGGCAGGACTTCCCGGTCACGTCGTAGTGTCTCAGGACGTAGGTGTCCACGCCGGAGATGCCCAGCAGCTTGCACAGCTCCGCCGTCAGTGCCGCAGCGTTGGCCTTGGTGCGCTCGGAAACATGGTAGTCCCCGGAGCAGCACATCTCGATGGAGATACTGTTGGTGTTGCGGCAGAGGGGATGTACCGGAGCGGGAGAGCCTACCGCCCACGCCCGGTCACAGGCCGGTACGGACTGGTAGATGCTGTCCTCATCCACGAAGTAGTGTGCGCTGGCCTCCCGGTCGCCGCCCGCGAAATACTTGCAGTTTGCCTCGGCGGTGTCGCTGACGTTGCCCGTGTAGTGCAGCACCACAAAGGCCACGTCCCGCCCGCCCAGCCGGTCATAGGTCTCCTTGCTGGCCGGGATGCTGGTGTTGATGGGGATGCCGCCCGCCTTGGCAATGGGATATGCGGCAGTGATGCGCTTACCCATATCTCACTCCCCCTTGCTCAGCTGCTTGACAGCCTGATTGATGCCGGTGGCCGCCAGACCGCTGACGATGCCCACGGCAATGGCGGTGATGGGGTCACCCGCCGGGAAGTCCGGGATGGGTGCCAGATAGTAGCTGACAGCCCCCAGCAGACCGCCGCAGACCCCGCACAGGCTGGGGATCCACTTGTCGTTCATGCTGCTGGACTTGCCCACCATCCCCACGAGGTAGGTGATGACGGTGATGACCGCCACGCTTGCGATGCCAAAAGTTTCCATAATTGCTCCTTTCATTTTTTCGGCGCTTTACACGCCGATGATCTGACTTGCATAGCTGCTCCAATTGGCGGCGGCCTTCCACTCCTCCTCCAAGGCGGAGGGAACAAGAATCTTGAAGTCTGCATGGGCGTTCTGGAACACAGACGCCCCCAATGTCGGAACCGCCGTACACTCCGTGCAGTCGCAGACCTTGAGGTTGTAGCAGTTTGCGAATGCTTGATTCCCAATTGCAGTGAGTGCGGGGGGAAGGGTTATTGATGCGAGACCTGTACCCTGCTTAAATGCATAAGCTCCAATTGAGGTCATTCCAGAAGGGAAGGTCGTCAATGCTAATTTTGGACAGTACTGAAATGCGGCTGTTGGTAATGAGGTAATTCCAGAGGGTAGGGCCGTCAATGCGAGCCTTGGGCAATTGTTGAATGCATACTGTCCGATTGAGGTAATTCCAGAAGGTAGGGTCGTCAATGATAGTTGGTAACAATTTAGAAACGCAAAATCTCCGATTGAAGTAATCCCAGAAGGGAGACTTGTTAGTACCATCTTTGAACAATTCCTAAATGCATACTGTCCGATTGAGGTAATCCCAGAAGGGAGACTTGTCAATGCGAGCCTTGGGCAATCCCTAAATACATAATCTCCGAGCGAGGTAATCCCAGAAGGGAGACTTGTTAGTGTGAGCATTGAACAATCAGCGAATGCATAATCTCCGAGTGAGGTAATCCCAGAAGGGAGACTTGTCAATGATAGCTTTGGGCAGCGATAAAAACCATTATCACCAATTGCAATTACATTGTCTGGCATATCTACTGATGTCAATTCCGCCAAATAAGCGAATGCATACTCTGGAACAATTGTTCCTCGAAATTTAGCAGTAAACACTCTACCAGAACTGGCGATGGACGTATACTCTATATAAGGGCCTGTCGGTGGTGCCTCAAGGGCGCCGGTCACGCCGCCGATCACCACATCCTTCTTGATGTTCTCGGACAGTAGGGTGTCCGGCTTTTGGATCGTCACCTTACGCATGCCTTTGCTGCTGGTTGGCAGGATGACTTGATTGCCGGAGGGCATAGACAGCTCCACCGTCCGCTCCTCGGTAGCAAGCACCTCCATCACCTGTCCCATCTCAGCATCCAGAGGGACTTCCCCGCCGAAGGTGACTGCGAAGTCATCGCCGGGCCGGAACGCTACGTCAAACTCGATCATAGCGCACCATCCCGGAGAATACGCTCCACCGGCACCGTGAATACCTGAGATGCCATGCGCTGATCGCCTACGCCCACCCGGAGCTGTATCTTTGCGTCAATGCCTCTCCCGGCAGTAAGCGACAGGGTCTCGGCTTCCGTCAGTGTGCATGAGACAACATTCCCGTCCAGCAGTACATCCGACAATGCTTTTTCGATTTTAACCTGTCCGGCCTGCGCTACGGCCAGCGACAGCGCCGTGATGCTCCCCGTATCAATAGGGAGCCGGAAGGTCAGCGTGGGCGTTGTACCTCGATACATGGGTATCCCTCCTCATACTTTAGATTTGCGATGCTCAGTGGTTGGCCGTCTGCTCCAGATCGGCCAGCCGGTGGTTGATTACCTTGATCTGCTCCTCCATCACCGGGACCCGGCGGGCGAAGTTATTGTGTTCCCGTACCTCACGGGTCAGCTCATCCAGCTTGGTGTCGGTGACGGCCTGTTGCGTGTCCAGCTTGGCCTGCACATCACGGGTGGTCTTGTTGCTGGTGATGATTACCCCCAGCAGTGACAGGCCGCCGGTGATGAGAGCTACGACGATTGTTTCCATTCAGCAATTTCCTTTCTCCTCTGGGCTATGTTATAAGGTGGTTCCATCCATTCCCCACTGACCCGCAGCGAGACGATTAGGCTGTTCGCCGCCAAGCATACACCGTCAGATATGGCGGCATATTGTTATGAGCCTTCCCGCCGCCGGTTGCACCGGTCGCCGTGTTGCGGCTGATGTCAAATGCCGCCGGTGCGTAGGGGTAATATCTCCCGCTTCCGCTCTGCGATCCCATATCACCCACGGTGAACGCCTTCTTGCTGTTGGTGATAAAGCCATAGTATCCTGACTCATTGGCCGGGTTGTGCCCGTGGCTGGGCATTTCCGCCGTCGTCAGGGTGTGGTTAGCCTCGCCGCCGGTGGAACCAGCTGCGAATGTATCACCAGCAGCCAACAGGAATACATCTTTTATGCGCTCCCACGTCCCGCCGCCAAAAAGATCGGCCGGGTCGGTGGCCGCAGTAGCGATATATACGCTCCCCACCGGATGCGCATAATCCAACAGCGTCGTTCCTCCTACCGCCAGTGTGCCGTCTATCTGTACATCCCTATCAAAATAAGCATCCAGCCCCACTTGAATTGCGTTTGCCTTGTCACAGAGACGGCCCAGCCCCACAGACAGCAGATGCTTTGCCAGATGGTAAAGGGCATACGCTGCCGGGAGGTCACGCAACGTGGAACCAATGCTTTCAAATGCATCGGTTGCCACAACCCGAACTTCGTAGCGCTTGCTTTTGTCTGCGGCAAACACGGCAGAAATATCAGCAGGATCGTAGTTTCCCGCCGCCGGTCGGCCTGCCGTAGTCCAATCTTCAGCGCCGACTTCCCTATACTGCACCGCATATGCTGCGGTGTTTTTGGCAGAAAGCGAAGTAATGGCCCCAGAGAAAGTCACCTTGCCATAAGTGCCAGCCCGGTTTGCTGTTCCATCGGCATTGCAACGGGTGGCAGAAATAGCAGTAATTGCTGGTTTGCTGTAAGCAAGGACAGTGATACTTTGTGTCTTTGTAGTCGTGCGCCCCCGGCTATCTGTGACAGCACAGGAAACAGTCAGTTCGCCAGAACCGGGCAAATAGTCCGTTGTCCCACTGGCTGATGTAGCAGCGTAGATGCCGCCCACCTTGATACTGTAAGACTTGATGGAACTGCCCTGCACACCGGATGCGGTGATATCCACTTTGACTTTGCTGCGAAGCTGGACATATCCACCATAGGTGTTGGACACACCTGTTGGATCATCGATTGCAACAGACAAGGACGGAACCACGGTTGACGGCACGGCAAGCTTAACAGCCGTTGACCACGCCCCAACATAGGTGCTGCCGTTGTACGTCTTTACTGTGAGTGTGAGCGCCACAGTCTCTGCGTTTGGTGCTTGCTGTGCCAGAGACACAGGCGGTGCGTTCCAACTGTACGATGTGCCTACATTTTCGGCAATCAGTTTGTCCTTGACGCTGCCGCAGGTGTAATAGAGTTTGTGCGTAAAGCTGCTGCTGGCCCGCTTGATGGTTATGGTCAAGGTTTTCCCCAGCGTGGAGCCGCTTGTGGTGGCCGTGGACGCTCTTGGAATGGTGGTCAGCGTCACCGTTTCCGACAAGGACAAATGGCGTGGCGTGTAGGAGCTGTCAAAGCCACAGTCCCACTCTGCTGTCAACGCAATGCTTTTCGTGCCGTCTGCATTATGGCTGACTGTAATAGTCTTGCTGCCCAGTTTGTACCATCCGGTGGAACTGTAATTATACGGATTCCAGCGTTTTTCGCCCTGAAGTATATAATACGCTTCGCCGCTGCTCTCGTTTTGGGAATATCCGGTTCCGTCATATACCCACAAATCAAGACTTAATGTACTTTTGTTGTCTGCGATAGACTGGCCTGTGATTGACCAATCCAGACGCAAGCGCCAGCCTTTGTTTGTGCTGCTGTAAATGGACGCCATGTTCTCAACTCCTGTCAACTGGCAATTACATCGCCGTTTTCGTCCTCCGTCCAAACCACGTTTCCGATGCAGAGGATAGATACCTTGATACGCATTGCTTCCACGCCCTCTGCGGTGATCTGCAACTCCGGTGTGTTGTTGCGGACAAACTGCAACACATCATTATCCAGCCGCAGCAGGATTTCATTGCCCGTTTCTCCAATGATTAGGCCGTCAGACGTAAACCGGAAAGCCTTTGTGATCTCGCTGTACTTGCTTTGCAGATCGCCGTCCACCTTGTCAATGCGCTCGGTTACCTTAGTGATGTCAATGCTCAGCTGGTCAGTCAGCACAGACAGCTTTGTGCTGACCTCCTCTTTGTAGCTGTCAAAATCCCCGGTTTCTACATAGTTTTCCAGAGCGGACAGGATGATGGAGTTGACATTCTGCTGCAGATCGGTAATCTGCTGGTGTGTGGCCTGAATCACTTGGCTTGAAGATTCGTCCACCCGCTCAGAAATCTCCTGCCGTGTGCTTTCGATGCGTTTATCCGTTTCACGCTTGGCATCTATCTGCGCCCCCGTGTAGGTTTGCTGGGTAGCGCCCAGCGTGATTTGTGTGTTGCCGGGGTCAAGAATATCCGGGGCCAGCTCCATCAGCGGATAGGACGCGCTGTAGCCGTGCGGAGTGCTGAAAAGAGCCGTCATCCGGCCCACCCGGAAATGCTGGATGCCATCTTGCCAGCCCAAATCCACCGCCGTGCAGGTGATGGTCTCCGGCATGGACAGGCCATTGTCAGCAAGTGCCGCTTTAGCCTTGGTCTGCAGGTTAGCGGCAATGGTCACATCATCCCATTTGACGTGCCGGGTAATGCGCCCGTATGTGGCCACGCCAGACTTGCTATAAATAGTAAGCCCGGATTTAACAAGGTCATCTGTCAAATCACCATTTGACAGCGCTTCGATGGTCAAGCCGTCCTTGCCCTCTGGCAGAATAGCGGTGTAAATGTTTGTTCCGTCCGTCTCGCTGGAAAGGTCAAGGAGATTTTCAGCAAATTCCACAGACTGCGTATTTGTGAGCGGCAACGCAGCGTAATAATCCAGATAGTTCCCGTCATCCTCATATCGGATCAGAAGATACCCGCCCAAAGCCGATTTAATCAGCTTGTCGGATATCGTGGACATTGCCGTGGCGTACTCCTTGGAGCTGCGTGTGATGTAATTGTTCGGGTCTGTTACGGTACACACTCCGGGCCTGATCTGCTGCTCTGCGGACACTTGGCTGTTGTGCTGCCCTAAAATCCAGCGGAAGAAGAAGTCAACCACATTCCCGCTTGCGGCTGCGGCCTTATAAGCAGTGTCATTCTCGAAATCTTCCGGAAAGTTGAACGGTGGGATGATGCTGTCATTCAGCGCCGCCATAATGCCCTCTGTTGCGATTTTATGTGCTCCGTAGAAGTCTTTTATATCGCTGGTTATTCTCCCCCTATATATAGGAAAAGTGCCGTCCAGCAGCTCCACAAGGCCGCTCATGCGCCGAAGATTGCTTAAATACGGATGGTCTGCGTCCACTGTGAAGGACATTTCCCCGGCCTTGCTGACCGCCAGATTCACAGAGGGGTCACGGACGATTAGTTTTTCATCCGCAAGGCGCGGGTCATACAGGATATAGTTTTGATATTTTAGTTGGTACATTACAGGCTGGCCTCCTGATATGTAACGGTGATGCTACCGGTGCCGCTGGCCACCTTCGCCTTCAGGCTGTTGCTGCCAGCCGCAAGCCGAATGGCGGGGAAAATGTGATCTCCAGCGCTGGCATTGATGGTGTTGTTGTCCCAAAGTAATACGGTATCTTGCGCCACCGTGATTGTGGGAATAACCGGGCGGCTTTCATTCGGTAGCGTAAGCTGTTTATATGCCGTTCCCAAATCAGCCCGCGTCACAGTTGTTTTCTCTTTCTTGTATTTCCACGGATCGCAATCAACAGTAACGGGAATTGTCTGCTTTATTTTGACAAGCTCCACCTGCCCAACGGAGCACCGCCCACTGTAATAATGAGCGGTGTCCTCGGGGAAGGTCACTTTCACGCGCCTGCCGTGGACTTTGTTGCAGAAGTCAGAAAGCGTGGCAGGCCATTTCTTGCCGCTCACCGTGTCCACGCCGGTGAGTATCAGTGCAATGGTGCGGTTTTTGTAGGTCACTTCGCCGGTCAACACTTCGGAAGCGTCCAGCAGGCCATCCCGGCCCGGAACATCAATCATATTCGTGCGGACTTCCGGCAGAGAAATGGACTTGCTTGCAAGCAACAGGCCGTATTCTGCGTAAGTGTCTTTTCCGTCAAAAAATACTTTTCCTATCATACAGCCCTTGCCCTCCTCGCATTGATTTTGGCCAGTTCTGCATCCATGCCTGGGGCAAGCAAACCGACAACCTGACCACTGTCCATGATGACTTTCATATTTGCCAACATAGGTAAATACTGTTCCAGCAGCATTACAATTCTGCCGGAATCGCCGCCCCCTCCGTAAGAGCCACTTGTATAGTTTCTGATGATGTTTGCATCTGCTGTAATGGTGCCAGCGTCAAAGCTCATATTGCCCTCAATGTCCTTTTTTACGGACTTGAATTGATCGTCAAAGCCCTCGCCCAGACCTTCGGCCATAAAGCCGCCGATGCCCGCAAAGACCTTGGACGGGGATGCAATACCAAGGATTTTTTTCACACCGCTAACCAGCCCATTTACCTTATCACTGAACCAGCTTTTTATATTGCCCCACATTCCGGCGATGCCGTTTTTTAAGCCCCGAACGATGTTTTTACCGATGCCGCCCCAGTCATAGTTTCTGATTGTGTCGGCAATGGCAGCGATAATGCGCGGGACGGCTGCAATCAATTCCGGGATTGCCCCGATAATGCCGGTAATCAGCGATACAATAATCTGCGGCCCTGCAAGGATGATCTTGTCAAGGTTGTTCACGATGCCGTTGATGAACGCAATAATCAGCGTAGGGACTGCCGCGACCAGCTCCGGGATGCACTTGATAATTCCGTCAATCAGCGCAAACAGAAGATCAATGCCCATCTGGATGATGTTGGGCAGCTCCACAATGATTGCGGCGAGCAAGTTGCCAATAATCAGAGGTACTGCCGCGATAAGCTGCGGAATCGCGTCAATCAGACCCTGCGCAAGCGTCATAATCAGCAGGATTGCCGTTTCAATGAGCTGCGTCAAAAAGTCCGGGCTTGTCAGCATTTGCACAATCGTCAGGGTCACTTGCACAATGCCGTCAATGAGCGTGGGCAGGTTTTCTATCAGGCCATTAGCAAGGAAGAAAAGAATGTCGATTGCCGCCTGTGTGATTGCTGACAAGTTGTCAATGATTCCTTGCCCTAATGCCCCAACAAGAGTTACGGCTGCCTGCAAAAGCATAGGTAAGTTGTCGGTGATGGTGGTAATCACCATCGGAATAATGGTAGTTGACGCCGAAGAAACAAGCTGTGAAATACCCCCCAAGATAACGCTAATACGCGGTATGATGTTCTTTCCAACAGCGACAACACTATCCACAAAATTCCCTGTCAGCGCCATAAAATCTGCGTTATCATCAGCTATGCCGGTAAGCAGGTTACTCCATGCACCTTTCATGGATGCAACAGATCCTTGAATTGTATCCGCCGCTTCCCTTGACGCATACCCTTGCATTCCGACCATTTCAATATAGTCTACAAGAGCGCTTTGGCAATCTGCAAGGTTTTCTATCTGGTATGCTGTGGCGCGCCCGTTTGCGTCGTTCCAGTCATTTACTTTATCAATGACTTCCTGAAATCCTTCCTTTGTTGGCGTGATGCCAATTTGCAGGTTGTCCAGCATGGTATAGTTGGACTTCATGATCCCATTGAAAGCATTTTGCACGGCTTCCTGGGAATTGCCAGTTGCCGCCACCACATCAGCCTCCGCATTGATTATTCTGTCGGCCAGTTCTGCCGCCGCCCGTTCATTGCCGCCAAGGGCTGTTTTTAGGCCTGTGGCAAATCCGTTTACCTGTTGCAAATAGTCATTCTGGCTCATTTGAACGGTGCTGTATGCGTTCTTTGCCTTGTCTGCAATATAGTCATAGGCTTCGCCAAACATAAGCTTTGCGCCGCCAACCAGTTGTTCATACTCAGCATAGTTGTTAAGCGCGTTTTTCGTAAGCTCGGCAATGCCGGTAGCAGCCGCACCTACAGCTGCGGCGCCGACTTTAGCCGCAGTGGCAAGCCCATTTTTGAATTTTCCTGATAATGTCTCTACATTTTCGCTTGCCTCGTCTTGCACAGATATTTTCACAAACAGATCAAGAAGATTCATGCGTTCACCTCGCTCTCTTTGTAAATTCTGAAAATTATTCGGGACATTCCATTGATAGTATGGTATGATATCGGCAAGGAGGGATTATTTATGATAAGTTTTAACAAAGATTCTGCGTGGGACTTAAAGCCGATTCCCGTTTCCGATGTGCGTGGTGAAGTGAATGGCTTGTTGATTGACGGGGAAGAAATCGCTGCCGCATTTAAGACCGTCCGCGACCAGCTGATTTTTACTAACAAGCGAGCCATATCGGTTGACGTACAGGGGATTACAGGAAAGCGCAAGTCCTTCAGCTCTATGCCCTATTCGAAAGTGCAGTTTTTCTCCGTGCAAACCCCAGGATTTGCCGAAATCATCCCGGATAGCGAACTTGTTCTGACATTCTCCAATGGTTATGTCGCAAAGTTCGAGTTTAAGGGAGGCACAGACATCGGGAAAATCGGAAGAATGATTTCTGATTATGTCCTCAAGTAACGCATATTCGCCCGCCGCCCCTTCACGGGGCGGCTTTTTTTACTTGTAACCCGCACCGATTGACAATATCGCTGGTGATTTCTTCACAGGAGCGATTGTCTTTTTTGCTCACATCTATAATTTCAATATATCGCTTATCAACCGAAACGCCTGCGCATCGCTCGCATATTGCTTTAAGCAGGTCAGCAGCATAAATTCGATATGCTTTTTCTTCTGCATCCTGCTTGTACCGCGCTACACAGTATGCCAGAAATGGCTTTACTCTTTGGCTTCCCCGATATTCTCCTGCACAGAGCCGGACGGCGTTTCTGCCGTCTCGGTCTGCGCAGATGTAAAAAGGTCCGTAAAGGCCTCGTCCGTCATAAGCTCAGTAACATCAACCAGCAACTTGGCAAGCGTCAGCCCAGCGGCATATTTTTTTGCAGTCACGCCTTCCACAGCCGCCAAAATTGCGATCAGGTCTTTCTTGTGTCCACGCAAAAGCAGCGGAGCAGATTTCTTAACCCTTGCCAATACAAAGTCCTTTGCATTTACGCCATCCGGGAGCTTCTGACGCTGAAACAACGCTGCGGCTTCTTTGTCCTCGGCTATGTTGGCAATAGGATCGATAATGTCTGCGATAACATCAAACACTCGCTCCCCTTTAATTTTTGATAGTTTCATGGTGTTACGCCTCCGCCGTACCGGCCTTGATGTAGATTTCAAAGGGAACCGTGTCCTGTGCGCTCATAGAGTAGTGAGCGGTGTACTCAAACGCAAACTGCCCCTTTGCCTTGTCGGCTGTCTGCATCTGGAATCCGCCGGTGGAGAGGGCGTTCAGCATATGGATCGCAATAAAACCGCCGTTGGTGTCTCCGTTTTTGTCGGAGTAGTCGCCGACAAGCCAGATGTCGTCAAAGTCCGCATCCTTGATGTCGTTTCGGGGCGTGATCTTTGTGGCGTCGGTCGTGTCAATGTCAGCAGCTCCGCAAAGGCTCTTTGCGATCGCAGTGGACGCATTGACAAACGTGCCGGCCATTTTCACTTCCCACGATTCGAGCCGCTTCAGCTCTTTCATGTTTTTGGGGCAGTTGTCGATATCCTCGCCAAAGTCCGTATAGTTCGGAGTGGCGGTAAAATTGATCCCGCCGGTGGTTGCGCCGATCTGACCGGCTTCACCGATGGTACCGGTGGCGGGAGTAAAGTCAGTGGTCAAAATACCGGCGTTGATCTGGAGCTTTTGAAATGCATCGGAGGGAATTTTAGTGAATTTCATATTTTCTTCCTTTCATCAGTTTTGCGATAGGTATTCTACCGTGATGTTGAGATACCTTCGCTTGATGTTTTTATCGCTTTCGTCCGCGATATTCTGACACCACGGGGAGCCACGCTTGATCCACATTGCTCCGCCGTCATAGGCGACCATACAGCCGCCCATGCCGATTGCGTCGCTGATTTCTTGTGCCTTTGCGTTGGGCATCGCTTCGCTCTCGGTGTAATACCAAAGGCTGACCGTCAGCGCGATTTCGCCGCTCTCCCATGATCCGGTGATAAGCTCATAGGTCAGCCAAGGGAAGGTCGCGTCTTCCGGCACATTAGAGGTTGGATACGCCGGGAGAAAGTGAGAAAACCATGCGTGGAGCGCCTTATCCTTTGTCATTTCGGCAACTCCCTTCGTTCCGCTGTGAAGAATTTCAGCGCCTTAATGGTCGCTCCCGCAGACCTCGGCGCGGCCTTTTCCTCGGGGTTAGAGGTCACGCGGTAAGTCAGCCCTGTTTCCGCGTCACGGAAATAATCGTTGTACTCGATGGGAACGCGCTGATTGACCAGTGCGGAATATACCGAGGTAACACCGTCCTTTTCCGCTTTTCGCGCCTCCATCGATGTGTCAAGAGACTGGTAATTGAGGAACTCCGCTCCCTCTTCCCACGCGGTGATGTAGCCGCCCGCTCCGTCAGGCGTGCGCTTTTTCTCCATCAAAATGCACTTGTGGGCAAAATCGTCCAGTAGGCTCACGGTTCCACCCCCTTGAGCTTGCGCCAGTCATTTAACCGGCCTTTAAAAGCGCCCTGCCATCCCGTCCCGGCGCTCGTGTCGGCATTTCCGCCGCTTGCCTTTGTGTAACTGTACCCGCCGAAGCTTTCGCTCGTGTACGGGCTTAAAACGGCTTCACCGTTCTTTTCTTCCCACGCGGCGATATCTTCGGCAAGCAAAACCACAGCCTTCGGAACAGCCAACACCCACACCGTTCCGGTAAAGGTTTCATCCGTAAGGTCAGCCGCCGGATATTGATGCAGACCGTCATTAAACACAGAGCCGCAGATGCGGAAATATTGATTGGTCAGGAGAAAGGGCAGCGCAATGCTGCCGTTCTCCACGGCGAACGTGCCCTCGTGAATCTCCACAAGGAACCAGTTGTTCAAGTGCCGTAAGACTTGTTCAAGCATTACGCTGCCCTCCTATTTAGCCCGCGTCGGCCACAGAAACGGTAGCCACGGCAATGCCGTCCAGATACTCAGCCCACAGCTTCATGCCCATGATGGCGTACATATCGCCCGTGGCGCGGCTGTAATCGCCGTCAACATGGACGCCGATCAGGTTGGTCTCGCCCTTCACGGTGTAATTCAGCCCCAGCTTGGCAAAGTCGCTGTCGCTCGGGTCTACATAGTACAGGTCGATGTTCTCCACGGGCAGAGCGATCACCTTCTTGGAGGCGATGTACTTCTCGGGCAGCAGGAACAGGGTGCGGTAGCCCATGAAGTTCTCCACGTAGTTGATGCCGAACATCGTCTGCACGGTGATCTCCTTGTCGCCCAGGTAATCGTAAGCGTCGATGATGTTGGCAAAGCCCACCACCTCGGTCACGTCCTTATCCAGACCGGCAAACTTGTCCAGCACCTTGCCCTTAGCCATAGCCAGAGCACGCTGCCACGTTTTCTCGGTCACCTTCAAAGTGCCGGTACCGAGGAAGGTGTAGAAGTCGGTCAGGACCTTGTTCTGCAGGGCCACGAGGAAAGCCTCGTCGGTCTTCTCCACGGCAACGTCAGCGCCGTACTTTGCGACACTCTCGATGGTCACGCTCTTGGCGTACTTGTTAATATCGATATCGCCGTAGGCAACAGGAGCCACCTTCATCTTGGTGAAGGGGATCTCGTCACCCTCTGCCACGGTGCCGCCCTTGAGGCCACCGTCCACGCTGGCCTTGTAGGAAACCAGCTTCGTGCCGGGGGCCTTGCGAATGGGACGCATAATGCCCATGATGTTACGCAGTGCGTCCCAGTTATCGGCGAAGCGGGACACGAAATCCACCTCACGGGCGGAAGTGGTAAACTGCGCGGAAGTTGTTACGTTAGTTTTCGCAGCCATAAATAGCTCCTTTCAAAAAATCAGTTGTTTTCGCTTGCCATCAGATCGGCAAGTGCTTTCTGGCGCTCCGCCGTAGACATCACATAGCGGCCCTTATCGTCCTTCTTATAGATGTCCTCGCGGGTCTTCGCGCCGCCGGTGTTCGCCGGGGGATTGGCGGGATTCGCGCCCTTTGTCTGCGTGGTGGAGACCAGCCCCTTGTAGGTGCCGTCTACGAGCGCATCAAGGGCTTTGGTGTCCTTGATCTTATCGCCGTCCAGTTCCAATGCGGCCATTTCTTCGCCGCAGCCGCGCATAGCAAGATCGAGATTCGCGCCGGTGATGTTTTTGCTCTCAAAGTAAGCGCGCACGGCCTTTTCCTTTGCCGCCTTGCTTTCCTTTGCCGTGACGTCGGATTTGTAAGTTTCAAAGGCCGAGTGTTCCTTCTCGTACTTCTCCTTATAGCCGCCGTCACCCGCTGTCTTGAGGTCGTCCAATTCCTTCTGGACGCCGGGCAGCTTCTCCGCGTCCGCCTTGTACTTTGTGAGATCGTCCTTGAGGGGGTCGACCACGCCCAGATGCAGCGCAACCAAGCGATTTTCGATCTCTTCGGTGCAAGCGTCGCCGAGAATATTTCTGATTTCCGCTCTCGTAAATTTTGCCATGTTATTCGTTCTCCTTTTCCTTGGCCCCAATTCTTCGGGGGCGAACGTTGTATAAAAACCGCTGTACCTCGCGGGTTTTACCTGTTCTAAATTGCGTTTGCCATTTCCCACGCCTTGTGGATTTTTGTCCCTTGCCACGCAATCCAGTCGACAAGCTCCTCGTTTTTGCACCATGCCCCTTCAAAAGAAAGCCCGCTATCCGAAAGACCGCTTTCGCTGAAAAATGCGTGTACAATTTCATGCCGTAGCGTTTGCTTTTGAGCTTCTTTTGCCGTTTCTACCGGCTCGTTTTCCCACCCCTTATAGGTTGTCATGTCGCAAATTACGATTTGCTTCAAAAGGTGGTCGCAATATCCGTCAATGCTCCTGCGCTCAAACGCCTCATCGTCACCGTACTTTTTAACGACAATTTCGTAATCCGTGCCTAAAATGTTGACTTTGCTGTTAGCCATGCGTTCCCTCCTGAAAGAAAAAGAGCCAACCTGTAAGAAATCCTTACAAGCTGGCTCCTATTGCCCTTTCCCGCGCCCTATCGCGCGGAAGTGCTGTATTTGATTGTTTTCTTGACCTCTAAGACAATGTACCCGTCGCCTTTTCGTCGTATTTCAGCATCGTTGCCGCGCTTGATAATGGCTTCAATGGCCTTGATGGTTTCATTATCCATTTTTCAGCTCGCTTTCCAGAATGTCCCGATACTGTGCGGCGTGGTCGGCGGCAGCGGGCTTCAAAAACGGCTGTGCCTTGTTGCCGCGCGTGTAATGCCAATTGCCCTTTGCGTCTTGATACACCCACGGTGTAGGCCGTCCTCCGCCGCCTTCGGCGTAAATGCCCGTGCCAAGCTCAACGGAAGGCGCGTAAGAATTGTCCGTCCCGATGATTACCGCCAGTTCCTGCTCGTCTACCACATGAGTATTGCTGTTTCGCAGAATTCCGGTATCCACGGGGCACAGCTTTTTTGCATATCCCTCTGCCACCAGCCCGCACTTTTCAAGCCCCCGCAGCAGCGCCGCCTTGATTTCGGCGGAAACCTCAGCACTGTGGTCTTGAACTTCAATGTTCATTTTTGAGCACCTTTAAGCATCTTTCCCATTCATCGTGCTTCCCCGATGTCGGCTTCTGCTCAATCAAAACAAGGATAAGAATATTCCATTGCTTTATATGATCTTCATGCGTGGCATTGCTTTCAAGAAAAGCTAATGTTTGCTTCATTGGATAAAGTTCCGCCCTTGCAATGAACGATTCCGCAAACGCACGAGCGCAGCCGCGCCTTTCGCACTCGGCATACACTTTTCCCATGCGATTCTCTTCTTGTGCTTTAAGCTTTTCTCTTATCCCTTGAATATTACTCATCATCCATCACCATTTTTATGTAATAGCGGTACTCTCCCATAATTTCTTCTTCGCGGACTTCCTTGATTGTAAATGTTGCCCCGCGTTTTAACAAAAACTCATATTCTGTGTCTTGGAATTGTCCAGCCAACTGATTGACATACGCCCCGCGTCCTACGCCAGCCGGGATTTCAATGTCAAATATCGTCGGCTTTGCAGTAGCAACGCCATTTCCTTGAACAACAGTTGTGCTTGAATATGCGCTTTCGCGGAATTTTTTGCCTACAAGTTCACTCAAGCTCTCTTTCACATCGTTGTCTTCTACAAGCCTGTCAAGAACATCATTCATTACACCGCGCTGAACGCGAATATTCTCTTTTAGCTCATATCTACTTATAGCGCTATCCAAACCTTTGATTTGCTGTTCGACAAATGCGCTATTGATGTTCTCCCAATCACCCGTTTTTCGCAAATATGCGTTTATGTCGTAGTAACCGCCGCCGGTATAGTCCCCAATAGCATAATCTTCGGCCTCTGACAAAGATTTTTGCCATTGTGCGTGCTTGCTTCTTTTCTTTGCGAGCAGTCCTCTTTCTTCCCCATCGTAATAGAAAAAGTCATTTGCCGCATCGCCCGTGTCAAACTGCCTATACTCCGCAGGCTCTGTTTTTTCTTTAATTATAGCAGATTTTCCCGCATTTACAACTTGCGCTGTGTCTTTTTTCCACCCCACCCATTCCGCATAGGTCATGTTCGAGACAACCTCTGTTTGCCCCGTATCGGCGTTTCTGGCGCGTCTCTGCGCAGTAGAGGTATCTACGCCCTCCACGGCGGCGATCAGCGTGCAGCGGCAGTTATATATCTCCCACGGTGGCCCTTGCGGGTCGCCGGGAAAGCGGCAACCGTTAGAAAACTTCTTGTCCTGCGCCACTTGTTCGCCGTCAAGCATGGCATGAGAGTGGCGTGTACGCAAGTCCAGCGTAGCCAACCATTCTTTTTTGAGCTTAATGCCCATCTTTTCCGCTGCCGTGTAGCTGTCCATGCGGCCGGCGTTCTGCGCACCGGTCACGGCTGTGCGGGCGGTGCGGATGGCGGAATCGCGACTTATGGTGGTAATGCGCTTTTGCAGATCATCCGCCATGTGCTTGATGCTCTTTCCCTGCAAGATGGAGCTGGTGACGCTTGCCGTGATTTGCTTCTTGCCATACGCGAGGTCGATACCGCGTTTCAGTGCTCTGTCCTTTGGGTAGTACGGCATTAAGTCCGGCTGCTCTACCATAAGCCGCTTTACCGTCTGCTCGTCCCACAGGTCAAAGCCGATATCCCCAGCGACCTGTTCAATGGTGTAAGCCGCATAATTGCGGTTCAGGCTGTAAATACCCGGCGTCGCATCGTTGGCATAGGAAACCGCCACAGCGTTTGCGTCGGTCGCCCTCTGCGCCACCTTATCGCGCATTGCCTGATAGCGTTTCCCGCGCCCGATCTGGTTGAGCCGCCATTGCTTATAGTCGGCCTCCGTCCATTCCTTGCCGTTTTGCACGGTGCCGATCATCGCCTTCATTTCCTCGTCGCGCTTTTTGAATTGCTCAAAATATGCGTCGATGGTAGCTTGCAGTTCTTCCCCCGCTTCGCGGTATAGTTTTGCAATACGCCGCTCCAGCTTCGCAAGCTCCTTATCGGTCAGCTTGTGTCCGAGGTCACTGTTCGCCATCGCCGTTCACCTCCGGCGCACCCGGTTCCGCAAAGCTCCGGTCAATCTCTTCTGCAGCCTTCCGCTTTGCCATGTCCTCGTACTGGTCAATGTCGCCGTTAATGGTCAGCAGCTTCTTCGTGATGTATTCGTCATCGTAATACGCCGCACCCAGAAGAATGTTCTGCGTTTCCTCGCTCTTGTTGATGATCTGATTGCGCGTATAACTCGGCTTGTCCTCAATGCCCGCCAGACGCAGGATTTCCACAATAAACCGCGTGACCTCGGATTCAAACTTGTCTGTTTTCAGATCCAGCGGCACATAGCTGGCCTTGATCGCGGTCGCCGTCTGGTTCCCGGCAGATACCGCCGCCGCGTCAAAGCACTGAAAATCCTCGTACAGCTTTTTCTGAAGCATATCAATGGTGCTGCTCGTTCCCTCATACGGCGCCTCGATGGTCCTGCTCTCCACCTTCGCACCATCATCGCCGTTGGCGTGGGCAACATGGGTGGTTTTCAAGCGCTCCACAAATTTCGCATCGTCAAGGTCGTCCATGCCGTTGCAGTTGGACAGGACCCAATAGATCAGATTTCCCTCGTCCACGTTGTTGACCATGTTCGAGGACGCAAGGTCGAGCGCATCAATAGTGTTGCGCTTGCCGACGATCTCAGACAGACACCGCTTGTTGTTTTTCAGCGGCACGATGGGGAAACTCGGATAATTTCCGCCGTCATAAATTTCAGTTTCGCCGACTTCGGCCTTGCGCTCAATCAGTTTATAACTGCGCTTTGGACGCATGACGGCCATATCCTCGCCGCTGGGCTGGAAATACTCCGTAAAGCCATCCAGTTCATAAAGCGTCGCTCTCAGGGGCTTATCCTGCGCCACCTGCCAGAACCGGATACCGGCTTTCATTGCACCGTCTTCCTCATCGTAGAGGGGAACGAACTCAAGCAGAGAGAAGACCCGCAAATGTGTTAGATCCCAGAATCCAAAGGACACGCCTGCGATTTTCGCTTCACGCGCCGCATCCATGACTTCCTGGTCAAAGTCCGGGCAAAGTTTTTTCGGCGTTCCCTTCTCCGCGAAGGTCACGCCGTTGCCCAGCAGATATGAAACCTCCTGATCCACCACCAGACCGAAAAACCGGCTGGCCAGTTTATGGTTTGCCGTCCACATATCCGTATGGCTGCGCCCCTGCATATCATAGATGATCTTCTCATAGCGGTTAATTGTTGGATTCAAACCGTCATAGTACGCCTCCGCATCCACCGCTGTTTTATACGCCGTGCTCTCGCGGTGCTCATTGATCGCGCTGCGGATAAACTCAATGCGCGCCTGCTCGTTTTCACCGACCGCCACGAGGTCGTTATATGTTTTGATAGCCGCTCACCGTCCTATCTGTTCCAAATGGGGGTATAATCGCGTCGATACGCCTTATTTTTCAAAATCGTATAGGCAAAATAGCGCGTCTCGTCCATCGCGTGGTCGTTTTCCTTGATCGGCCTGTCATCGGCGGATTTTTCGTCCCACCGATACAGTCCAAACTCCCGAATGCAGTCTTTGCAATCTCGGTGGATCTTGATTACGCCGTCCTGCAAAAACCGCGCCGTTGTCATAATACCGTTGGTTACGTCGTTGTTGGCCTTTCGCACCATATAGCCCCGTCGCCGCAAAACCTCGATAAACGAGGCGGCAGACGGGTCAACGATAATGCTTTTGACGTCCGCCTCGCCGATTAGTTTTTTAATTTCGTCGGCGTATTCCTCGTCCGTCTTGTTCTTCTGGTTATCGCGCCCGGAATAGTAATACTCGCGGATGCGCGTTGCCGTCTTGCCGTCCCAGCGCCAAAGTCCTGCGGAAAACGGGTTAAGTGTGCCGTAGTCGCAGGACACATAGTATTCTCCCTTTTCCGGCAGATCGTCCACAATGCAGCTCTCGTCAAACATCGGATAGATCAGCCCCTCGGCCACCACCCACAAACCGCGAATGTATCGGTCGTAGAACACGCCGCTATACATGGCCTTTGTCCTCTCGATCATCTGCGGTGTAAGAATTGGGTTATCTTCCAGCAGGAAGTGAATGTGCTGCGTATTCTCCCGTTCGTTTTCAATCCACTCTTTGTAAAACCAATGCTGCGGTGATTCGGGGTTACAGTTAAAAAAATACTTCGGATGCTCAAACGAAATCGCACGGGAAAGCGCTTGCTCCACAAACGAACGCGGCATAAGTGCCACTTCATCGAATAGGACCCCGGCAAGCGTGATGCCTTGTATGAGCATATACGAGCTTTCATCCTTGCCGCCGAATAGGTAAAACCAATTTGTTCTATCCCCACACCGAACGGTTAAAATCCTCGTGGAAACCTTGTAATGCATGGACAGCGCAACACCAAGCCCGTCAATTTCCATCAACGGTTTTAAGATATTTCGCTCTGCCGCCTGCACCGTCTTCCCGCAAATAGCGAAATTCGTGCGGTCGTAGTTCTGCATCGCCCACAGCACAAACGCCATCGACATGACCGTCGTCTTTCCGGAACGGACGGAGCCGTCACAGATCAGCGCCATATCATCGGAGCCGATAAACTCCATTATTTTGCGCTGCTTTGCGGATAGCGTTTTAATTTGCATTGTTCTCGCCCTTTAACGCAGTAAGCAAAGCTGCCAACGCCGCAGGATCGCCGCTTTTTTCGTTCTCGGAGTTCCACCCAAAATTGCAGCCAAGCGAGAATTTCGCGCCGTTCGCACCGTCTTTGTCGTAGAGCCGAGATTCGGCGTATTCTTCACAGCGGGACTTCGCGCGCGTAACCGTGTCCGCAAACTCTGGCCTCGCTTGATAGTCCAGCAGTGCTTGTCTTCCCGTGAATCCAAGCGCCAATGCAAGCCCTGTGATTGTCGGCGGCTTTGCGTTGATGATGATCGGCATCCCGTACTTATCTCGCACAGCGCAACCGTCATCTCCGATAAACGGTTCGCCTTCGCACTTTTTGAAGTAAACGTCAATAGCTTTCTGCATCGCGCTTACGCTTTTCCATTTTCTTGGCGCTCCGCCAGCCATACGCTCACATCCTTTCGCCACCTCGCACATTTATTCTTCCATAAACCAAATGCCTTTTGGATGCAAAAAATCACCGCAGGCCACGTTTCTGTCTAAAATATCCGATACGTCAATGCTCGGGAAATATGATGCAACAAGATTTTTAACGCGCTCCTTTAGCTCGTCAACGTTATCCTGCTGAATCTCAACGGTGTAATACGAAGCAACGGCAATTAGTGCGTCTTCCTCGGTTTTGCATTTCTTTAATTTTCGCTCTATGATCTCAACAGCAAAGTTGCCTGTCCCACCGCACGGCTCCAAAAAGGTTTTCTCAATGTCGAAAGCGTGTCCGCCGTTTTCCTCGTCCAGCATATCGCACATCTTTTTCACCAGCCATGCCGGTGTAAACACTTCGGCAAATTTCTTAACCCGTTCTTTGCTCTTGATTAGAGGCTCGTTCTTCGTATTCACAGGCATACTCTGCTTCCCATCTTTTGATGTATTCTTGCCGGTGCTGTACGCAGTATTGATAAGCAGCAATGGCTTTTGGCGTGTCAGATGTGGGCGGATAAATATGGCGTGGGCCTTTAGCTTTTCTCCCAAGCCACGCTGCTTTACACGCATTGTCATAGCAGCCTTGGCAAGTTCTATGCCCTTCGATATATGGATGTTGCCCGCAAATAGCGCATAGGCCGTTTTCGTAGTATTCGTTTTTAGGAACAGAATGTTTTTGCCAAGTCCTTTTCTTTGGCTTCATATTGGGGTTTATTTCGAGTGGGTGCCCACGTCTTTTTTCGAGGCATTCGGCACAATGGCGCTTTCCAACCATTGTATAGGCATCTTCTTTCCCGCACTCTGTACAAACGTGATGCGCGGCAAACCATTCTCGGCGTTCGCGCATATATTCCCGGTGATATGCCCGTCGATCTTCAATGTTTGCATACGCCATATGCCACATCCTCTTTGCTACCAGCCCACGCCCCTTGGCCTTACATAGCAGACTTTACCCGCCCCGAAGGGCAACAACGCCGCACTCAAGGCAGCGGCTCTCCTATTTTGGCACAGACGGCAGGACTTGAACCTGCGACATTTTCATTATTTGCGAAACGCTCTTGCCTACTGAGCTACGTCTGCATATAACAACAGCCCATAGGTTCCCCTACGGGCTGTTTGTGCCGGTATGCCCTTTCGGTGCCCGAAGGTGCGCCCAATACCGGCGGCGCATAAGATGGAGGAAACGGGTTGAGTGGAAAGACGGGTGGATGACTATGCCTTATCATCCACTGTACCTATTGTAGCACATCATTAGGTGGAATTTGTGCCAACTTTCTCTGCAAAACCACAATATATGGCTATGTCAAGCAAAAACTGCTCTTTTCTCCTGCTGAATGTCCGCTCGCTTATCCCCGGCACGATGATCCTACTTCGAGAATACTTGTGCTTGCCCTGACAGTTGCGCATGATCCCCTGTGTAAGCTGCTTTCGGACGCTCTCGCTCTCCAAATCCAGCCCGCAGCGGTCTATGGCGTATTCTACAGCCCGCATTTTCTTGGTTTCCGGCCAGTTTTCTATGGCGGCAAGCTGCTCCGCCTTGCTTTCGGACGGCCTACCAATGCCTGGAGAGCGGGGCATTCCCTCCGTTGCACTGCTTCCGCCGCTCAGTATCTCGCTCCGCGCATCGTTGTATGCCTGTACTCTCCGGGGATAACCTCTGACATAGGCGATGCACTCAAGCCGCACATCATACGGCAGTGTTTGTTTTCGGCTCATGTCCGCCTCCTCCGTCCATCTTGGCTCCGCAGTTGGGGAAGTAGTTGTAGGCACCATCAATAGACGGGTCAAGAGACCACCACCCACAAAACGAACACCTAAGCTGACTGAGCGTGTTAAGCGTTTGCTGGATGTATTCCCACCGCCCGTGCACCACCGGGGCAGCGTAGTTGCGCAGTCGTTCTAACGCTCTTTCGCAAGTCGGGCACAACTCGCACTGCTCCATTGTAGCAAACCACTTTCCACACGCCTTACAATCAGGCATCGTTGTCACCTCCGTTCTCAATCGCCACAAGCAGTTTGGCAACTCTCCCGTCTTTTAACGTCCACTCATAGCCGCCAGAGGACTTGTCACCGTGCAGACCACCAAGACATTCCTGTATTAAATAGTCGCGCACAGCACATAAGGCTTCATCGGTGCACTCCGTTTTGTTCTGCCATAGGTTCTTGTTCTTACTGTTTAGTGTACCCGCGTAAATCCCAAATGCGCCGCATCCAACATGATATTCAGCCATTATTCATCGCCTCCAGTGCTTTCTCCGCTTCCTCGCTTACCGCAGTAATTCTCCCATGTTTCACCAGATCACAGAACACATTGTAACCCATGTGAAACACAATTCCGTAACTGCTGCAATAGCGAATTGCAAGATCTACATCCTTCATAAGTCGCGGACTGTCGATGTTTTCCTTGCATAGCAAAGTGCACCCACTGGTAAATGGCAGCACCACCAGCCGCCCGGCCTTGTCGGCCTCTGCCAGCTCCCGCAGGCGGTCATAACCTCCTCCGATGCTGTTCAGCACTGACATCATGGCATTCCATTCGCCCCACATACTGTGGACTTCTCCCGGTTCCAGACCCGTGTCCTCGTAGGCGGCGAGGCTGCTCTTTAGGCGATTGCGGCAGTACAGCGCGGTGCAGTCAAACATCGGCTGACCATGCCTCCCCGCCCAATCCGCTTTGCACTTCTCGCAGTCCATCATTACCTGTCCATCGGTGTCACGTTTCGTCAGTCGTTCCATCACTCTACCTCCAAATCCATTTTGCGCCGCAGTTGGGTCGGTGGTGCCACAGTCCATCCAAGCTCAATCACCTCCTGCTTCCACGGGGTGATCTCCTCCACGGATACCACCCGCACGTCCCCATAGCGCTCCAAGTCCATGGCCAGCGCCTCCATCCGCTGCAAAAACGCACTGGGCTTAGCCATCCTCGCCACCTCTTCGCTCCCCGTAGGAGCAGTAATCATCAGGCCACACACCATCTGATTGGTTCGTACACCACAAAACACCGTCAGCATACGCTTCTTCAATCCGGTCTTTCCGGTTTAGCTCCCTGCAATGTTTGCAGTCCTTACACCGTACCACCGGCACAGCGTCAACGGTGGGTGTGTCTTGCAAAGCATCATAAAACGCATCAAACGCACCTATTACACCTACACCTTGTTCAATTTGTTCGTTAAACAAGCACTCTAACTCTTCCGCATCAATCAGCCGCATCGCCGTCACCTCCGTCCATCTTTGCGCCGCAGTTGGGTCGGTGGTGCCACAGTCCATCCAAGCTCGATCACCTCCTGCTTCCACGGGGTGATCTCCTCCACGGATACCACCCGCACGTCCCCATAGCGCTCCAAGTCCATGGCCAGCGCCTCCTTGATGCCGATGGCCTGTCCCACCGGCCTGTCTACGTTCATCACGATCCTCAGCATCCTGCCTCCTCCTTACTCACGTCCTCGCTCCCCCTTGATCTCCTCCGTCAGCAAGAGCCTCACTCCCTGACACAGGGCATACACCAGCCCGTTTTGCCAGATGTCCCGGCTCTCCTTGACCCGGCACATCCCCGTCTCAATAGCGTCCAGCGCCTCCATCAAGTCCTCACGCCTCGCCATACTTGCCCTCCCCTCGAAATACCACAACCATAGAGGGAAACGGTGCCGGATTGGCTGCTCCGCCAAACCTCAACCGCCCCCTCACAAAACGAATCTCAGCCTTGCCATATATGTACTCGTGGAACCACTTGGTGTCCGTCCGTGCGGGCAGCAGCATCACTACCACCGCACCAGCCTTTGCCGCCAAGGCCGCCCTCTCCACCCATTTGCCTATTTGACGGCCATATGGAGGGTTGCACCATACCACGCCCTCCCATGGCTGGGTAAGCCCATCCTGCTCCGGCGTGTAATACCGGGTAGTCTTTGCATTTTCCGGCAAGGCGCAGACGTCCAAGCTAAATCCAAATTCTCTGTTTATCTCGTCGAAAAAGTCCTGCGGTGTCGCCCACTTATCCGTTTTGCTGCTGAACATCAAGCTTGCATCCATTACTCCACCTCCTGCTGCCAGAACCTACGGCGGCACTTGGGGCAATGCTCCATAGGATTAGCACACCCACCGTACTTGGCCCTCTGATTCTTTGCAATGTTTGCGGGGCAAATGAAGAGGATGCCGTCTTTATCCACTTGTGCCTCCGGCCACCGCTCCAAAAACTCGTCCTGCCGGGTCTTACGTGGATGCTCCTTCGCCCACGCCTCGACGATCTGAACAAGCCTTTCGGCGTCATTCGTCTCCCCTATTGTGCCGCATATCACACCATTCGCAGGGCACTCGGCACACGAACTAAACTGCTTACACATCCGGTTTCGCTCCCGGATAAACTCCACTGCATCCATGTCTATCCTCCTTCCCGCCCCGCCTCCGGGGCCTCGCCTCTTACCATCTGCCAGCACCGGCGGAACCCCACCATCCACGCCACGCAGCCGGGCCATACCTGCCCGCCCATCCTCTGGCTGCAGCTGCCCAGATCCTTCGATCGCTTCCGGCAGGTCTCGCAGGGGCATTCCGGCAGCCGGTAGGGCTCTCCCTGCCGCAGTCTCATGCCTCCCCGCCTCCTTCCATCGTCCGGATCACGATCTCCGTCCGGGGGTGCTGCTTGTCATACAGCACCCGGCTTCCGTCGTGGCTGACGATAATGCCGCTGTGGTCGTCCTCCAACACACCCGCCTCCACCAGCACGTCATCCAGCGCCTCCAACAGGTTTGTCAGATCCACTTTACGCCTTGTGGGCATATAAAACAGCGCCTTCACCTCCACCGGCTGCCGTATGGTCTCCAGCCGATACGTCCGCAGACACCATGCCGCCGCCTCGGCGTACTCCCGGTACGCCCGGCTGGGGGCGATGAAGGGGCGCCCCGTTCCGTCGTTTTTCAGGATCTGCTGGCTATTCTTCTTCGTCACCGGCGCAAGGCCGATGGTCATGATCACTTCCACTTTCTTCCTCCCGTCTTGCATATTTCCCGTCCACGGCCTCGCACAGCGGACACAGCCAGTATTCCCCGGCGCAGTATCGGGTGATCTGCCGCCGCAGCGCCTCACGGGACGGCATCCAGCTGACCACCGGCTCGTCCGCCAGCACCCCCTCGCACACAATGCGCTGGGAGCCGTTGTCTGTCCTGTAATAGGGGCATCGCACGTGTACCTTTGCGTGTCCTCCGGCCATCGTCTCACCATCCCATGTACTTTTCCATCTGCCGGTCTGTCAGAGCCTGTGCAAGGCCCTTTTTGGGCGGCGCAGAGGCTTCCGTCCTGCTCCACCTCTCCCACGTCTCTGCATTTCGGCAAGCCGCTTTCCAGTCTTTCATGGGGGTCTTGCCGACCATCCACCCTTTCGATGCGTAGAAATCGATAAACCCCTGCGGATCTACGGGTGACTGGCGCTGCGCCACATAGGACTGCACCTCTGCCAGCGTGGGCGGAACAAAGCGCTTGGGGCCTGAGGGGGGAGGGGGGGAGCAATAACTATCGTTCTCACTCTCTTTCTCTCTCTCTTTCTCCTTCTCTTTCTCCTTGCGGGTTTGTTCCGGTTTGTTGCCGGTTTGTTTTCGTTTGTTCTGCGTTTGTTCCGGTTTGTTTTTCGTTTGTTCCGGCCTGTTGCCGGTTTGTTCGGCGGAGATCGACGTTTGTTCCGTCCGGCTGCGGTTTTCCGCCTTGCTGCGGCCCACCTCCAGCGTTGGCCGGATCAGGGTGAAAATGGCCCTCGCCACGCCGGATAGCTCCGTCTCCTCTCCGTCCAGTGCATAGGCGCATACCGCCAGCACGATGTCCCGGAACTCCTCCGCCGGGATCTCCTTCAGTGCGTCGTAGTAGCTCCGGTACCAAGTAAATTGCTTTCGCTCCATCCCACGGCCCTCCCGTTAAAAGGGCAGGTCGCCGTCGTCCTCGACCTCCTGAAAGTCATCCGCCGACACATCCACGCCCCGTCTGGTGGCCTCCTCCCGCTTGCTGTCGGCAAAGTAAAGGCTGTCAGCCAGCACCTCCATGCTGCGCCGATTGTTTCCCTCCTTGTCCTGCCAGCTGCGGCCCTGCAGCGACCCGGTCACCGCCGCCATCCTGCCCTTGTCCAGATACTTGGCGGCAAATTCCGCCGTGCTGCGCCATGCCACCACGTCGATGAAGTCCGTCTCCCGGTTCCCCTCGGCATCCTTATAGTCCCGCTCCACCGCCAGCGAAAAGCTGGTCACCGCCACGCCGCTCTGGGTGCGCCGCAGCTCCGGCTTCTTGGTCAGCCGCCCCATAAGCACGATCCTGTTCAGCATACTGCCACCTCCAGTCCGTCCGCAAACAGTTTCAGCTCCTCCGGTCGAAAGTACACACGGGGGTTCCCCGCCTCGATCCGGTAGCCGTTCAGCTTCCCGCTGCGCCGCAGCTGGTCCAGCGTGTCCTCGCTGATGGAGAGCATCCTCGCCGCCTCCCGCTTGGTGTAAAGCAATTTGTCCATTCCTGCATCCTCCTTGTTATGTTCGTTGTTATAGCGTTGTTACAGATAGGACTTCCCGAACTCCCGCCGGAAGTCCTCCTCCGTCCAGTGATGCTCCTCCATGGCCTTTAATTGGCCGTAGCGCTTCAGGCGCTGCATCTGCCCTGCGCTCTGGTGTACGGCGCTGGGTGCAAAGATGTGGCACCTCCTGTGGCACAAATACACCACAAGGCCGTATTTCTCGCTCTTCTTACGGTACGCCCCGCCGAAGATGTGGCTAATGGTGCCGGTCTAATGGGTCTCCCGACCCATTTCTTCCGCATAAAAAACAGCGTCTCTCATCTGGCACCTTGCATCACCTCGTTTCTGTATGAAACAGCATCCCCTAATTTTTTGAACTGCTTACACACATTTGCCCACCCGATATTCACCCGATAGCCATCCTTGTAGCGGGAAATGTATTTTTCACCGGTGGATGAAACCATGCATCTTTTCTTCGGGTGGCGCATTAACTCCTTTGACCTTTGAATATTCTCTTTTTGCGTGACCCATTCCAAATTACCCGCATAGTTATTTCGTCTGTTATGGTCAAGGTGATCAACGACAAACTCGCCATTCTCCGGTTTTCCTATGAAAACCTCTGCAACGAGCCGATGCACATAGTAGTTTCTTCGCTTTCCATTGCTGCGGAACTGGACAAATACATATCCATTTCCGTTATCTCCAAGTGCCAACAAGCGCCCCCTGTCGGTTCTTGGTGAAACCCCGCCATGAGAGTTATTTACCATTCTTGTTCTCGTTAAAGAGCGAACTCTCCCGAAATTCCTTACCTCATAGACTGCCTCATAATCTGGGACAGGCCGCCATATTTCTCTCTCATCCAATGGGCTGCGCCTCCCCCCATTGGGATTTCAGCGCCGCCAGCTGCTGCGGGGTCATGGTCTCGATCCCCGCCTCCCGGCAGTCCTCCACCACCCGGTCAATGAGCCTTGCCATCTGTTCCGTGTCGTAGGTGGAGGAACCGTACCACAGTGTCACGTTGACGCAGCCTTGGAGCTTGCTGGGTGCCTTTTCCGCCATCCATCCAATCCCCCGTCCGCTCCACCGGCGCATCAGCTCGTCCGCCGCCTTTTCCTGCACGCATACGATGTCGCTGACCCCAGCGATCTGCCGGATCTCCTCCTGATAGATGCCCTCCTTGGTGGCCCCGTAATGCGCCGCCAGCTTGTCCATCAGCACCCAGCAGTAGGCGTTGGCATCGAGGCTCCGACCCTTGCGCTTGATCTGCGCCAGGTACTCCTTCCCCGGCTGCAGCTCGTCCACCACGTCCATGGCGGAAAGCGCCGTCGGCACCCGCAGGCACAGCCAGTCTCCCGCATTGTCCTGCATCCATTTGGCCGCCCGCACGCTGACCTCCGCCATGGCTGCACCGCCTCCTCTCTGGGCCATTGCCCCGTTTTCAGGCACTTTGCCAAATACCGCAGCCTCGGCAGATACGCCCGCTCCACCCATTCCTCGTCATAGGGGATGGGATGAAAGCTCATGCGCCCCATGTCGATGGGGAGGAAGTAGTTCTGAAGTTCCGCCTCCGTCATCCGGTAGGCTGCAATGCGGCACTCCTTCCGCCGCCGCAGCCCCCATCCGCTTGCCAGCATCTCCACCTGACACTGCTGCCAGTATGCCTTGCTCACCCGAAATTCCGCCTTGCTGTGGGTCTTGACCTCCGTGATGAGCCGGGCATCCTCTCCGTCGTAGTTCACCCGCAGCCGCAGCCCGTGGATGCGAACCTGCCGGTCTCTGGTGCGGATGCCCAGCGCATCCAGGATCTTCCCCTCATAGGCCGTCCCAGCCTGCATGGCCGGGGTGGTGAAGGTCTCCTGCCGGATGCCCAGCTTCACGCTCCACCATTTTCGGAAGGTCTCCGTGTCCCACCGACCCATGACCTTGGACGTGTCCGAGGCCCCGATCCAGCCGCTGCGGTCGTGGTCGTGGATCACAGTCGGCTCACCGCCTTTTCAAGGCTCCCCAGCTTGTCGAACCACCCCATCATGGTCGCCATCTGCTTGTCGTTGATGCCCAGCTGCGCCAGCAGATCCCGGTGGGAAAGGCCCCCCTGCTCCTTGCTGGTGATCAGCCGCTCCAGCCGCTCCTTCACGGCGTAGATGCTGTGCCTCGACAGATCCTCCTCCCCGTCGTCGCCGTCCCCGGCGGCCCACAGGTCAAAGCCCAGACCCGTCCGCACCGCCACGCCTTTGACAAAGGCTCTGGCCAGCGCATTGTTGATCCGCAGCTGGTTCAGCGTGTCCTCATACACCACCAGCGATCCATTCAGCAGCGGCATATCGTAGGAAAAGACGTTCTCGTCAATGTGGATCTCCACCGACACGAACCAGCACTCCGTCACTCTCCCCTTGCTGGTGGTCACCTTGGCCTGTGGCCACAGATAGCTGTTGGTCTCCGGGCAGCGCCGGGGAGCGTACCAAACGCTCTCCGCTCCGTTCTCGTGAAGCAGCTTCACGCAGTTGGCCCAGCCCAGATAAGGCACCTTCACCGTGTTCCCCCGCTCGTCCTTGGCCTCCCGAAAACCGCACAGGGGCCGCACGTCCAGTTTCACCAGTTCGTTAAAAGGCTTCAGCATTTCTCCTTTTCCTCCTTCTTGTCCTCTTCAATTACGTCCATCAGGCTGTTTCCCTCCAGCAGCTGATCGATGACCTCCATCTCCGTCCGCCCGAAGCCCGCCTTCATCAGCCACCGGAACCGCCGCCGGATTTCCTCCCGGCACGTCCCGCAGGCCGCATCGTTCTTCCAGCGCCACCCGCTGCAAAGGGGGCAGGGCATCGCCTCCAGCTCTGAAAGCGGCCCCAGCGCCTCGCCGCACTTGGGGCAGCTCAGCCCGTGGTAGCCCACGTCCTTTTCCTCCTCCACCGTCGGCTCGTCAAACACCTCGCCGCAATACTGACACAAATACATCCTCTTCTTCCTCCTCGTCGCTTAGATCTACGTATTCATAGGGGCCGCTTGTCCTCTGCCCCCGGTACACGGCCTCCATGGCCCGCCGAACCGTTCCATAGCTGCGCCCGATCAGCGCCGCCAGCTCTCCCATGCTGTCCGCCTGCGCCACCGGCAGCCGATACCTGTCCTTCGTCACGTAGCGGTATACCCGCAGTTCTTCCTCCGCCTCCTTGGCTGATAGCTCCGGCACTTGCCCTCCTCGTCCCACAGGGGCCGGGGCTTGCACTTGCCCACCATCTCTGCGTAGTTGCAGTCCCACATCCGGTTCGGCCCGGTCATTTCGTACCGGCACGCCCGGCATCTGCTCCAGTCCTTCAAACCTCCACCATCTCCCTTATTTCTCCAGCCGCTCCAGCAGCCGCATGAAGCCGTAAACCGCCGTCCCGGCTCCCAGATACACCAGCACCCATGTCAGCGTCATTCCGTCTCCTCCTTGCTTATAGATCCGTCGGGTCATATGCGCACAGCGTGTCGCACATACCCTTGCAGGGGCAGGCCGGACAATCGCACTCCAGCGGGCTTTTCTCTTCGCACAGCGCATCGTGCCGTGCCAGAAAAGCATCCTCCAGCGCCCTGTATTCCTGTCTGCTCATGCCTCCGTCTCCTCCTCTCGCTCCGCCAGTTCCTTTTCCTCGTCCCGGATGGCTTTCGCCTCCGCATCCAATACCGTGTCAGATGTCCGCATCGGATGCATCCTCCTTTTCCGGCTCCAGCTTCCACACATCCCGTGTGACCTTGGAAACCTGGGGGATATCCCCCCAATACAGGGCGTTCAGGAAATCGTCCTCACCGGTTCCGTACAAAACAAAGCGTGGCTCTGTGATGACCTTGTACCCGGGATATACGGTTGTCTTATTGCTGCCGCTAACCAGATCGCCCACCTCGGCCACATTGCACTCCGACCGCATAGCTACACGGTCGTAGTGCTTCTCAGCCACGATGGCGTAGTAATGTCTTTGCATCTTCATTCCTCCTAAATTCTCACTTGCCTGATCTGTCCAGTTTGTCCACCAGCAGCCAAACCAATAGCTGACCGTTGCGACCCCGATGATGACCAGCGTCAATGTGTAACCGTCCATGTTTACTCCTCCCGCTCCGCAATCCACGCATCCAGCTTCTTTTTGAAAATCTGAAATACACGGCTGCGGTCGGTACGGATGCACACGCCAAAGGGGTACACGCCCTGCTCCAGGCCGTCGGCCAGAGTGTCAGAACAAAGGCTCAAGCCTTTATCTCTAAGATACTTCGATGCCTGGTGCAGCGTCATGGTTTCGATCATCTGTCATCCTCCTTCTTCAACAGCTCGTCCACCGTGCAGCCGTACAGCTCGGCGATCTCCGGCAAGCGGCTGGCTCTCGGTGCCTGCGTGCCGGTCTCCCACATATAAACCGCCGCATCCGTCACCTTTAGTTTCTCGATGACCTGCCGGACACTTAGCCCAGCGGCCAACCGAGCGCTGCGAAAACTCATTCTGTCACCTCCAGTTTGATTCTTGCTTAGTTTTTAAGGTTGAATACGGGTTACGGTATCTGGGCGGCTTTCCCTCTCCGCAATCAACAAAAACTAAGTTTTACTTGACAACTTAGCAAACTGTGGTATTATGGAAGTGCCAACAACCCTTAATATTTTCCACGGCCCGCTAAGTGCAGGGGGCTCGGTTTTGTATTGCCCTTTGCAAAAACTAGTATAACTTAATATTACTAGCTTGTCAACGAAAACTTTGCATTTTTACTAGTTAAAAATTAGCTAAATTAGGTGGTGTATCTTTGGACAAATCGCCAATTGTAATAAGAATAAATTCTTTGCTTGCTAAAAAGGGAATTACAAAAGCAGAGTTTTACGAAAAATGCGCATTAACTTCTGCGTCCTACTCGCAATGGAACACAGGTAAAACAAAGCCAAGATTACAGACGATAGAGCGAATTGCTGAATTTCTAGACGTTCCCTCTGAATATCTCCTTTACGGCGATGCCCCCGCAGCTTCGCAGGGCGCAAAAAAAGCCCCCGATCCGGAGATCGAGGGCGTAATGGAAGATGAAGATTTGAAAGAAGCTGTCGAGCTTTTGAAAAAAATGGATAAGGAAACCCTGCGGATTTTTATTAAAGCCGCCCGCGGGGCTTTGGAGAATTAATTATGAGTATTTCATGGGGTGAAATCGGTGTTTCCGCCTTTTCTGTTTTGGCATCCGCCGGAGTGTCTGTCTACATTTCTAAGCGGACAGCAAAAGCAGAAATCGAAAAGCTGAAAGCAATATGGGCGCACGAGAAAGAGGCCGCTTGCGATTCCGATTTTGATGCGATGGTTGCCGCCGTTTCCTTATATGCAAAGTATCCGTCTCCCGCAAACTTTCAGTCCGCTACCAACGCCGTCGGCATTTATCGCGCAAAAGCCACGGGAGAAGCGGCGGAAAAGGTTGACGAACTCAGCCGTTTAATCGTGAGGGAATGCCCAAATTGCGCAGCAGTATCCGACCAGCTGCAAGCCGTAATTGAGTGCAAGCGTAAAGCGTAGCTTTAAAAGGTCGCCTTGCCCTGCTCTCCCTCTTTCCAAAACATATCAAGTTCACCGGAAAAAAGATTCCTGGCAATTTTGTAAAGCTCACTGATGGCTGTTTCGCGGTCAACGCCGTCCAGCTCAAGGCCGATTTCGCGCTCGTAGCCGTTTTCTTTACTGATAGCCCAAATTTTCATTTTATCGCCTCCATAATTTTATCAAACTGATTGCGGGTCATTTTACTCGCCAAAGAAATCGCCTCAGAAAGTAACGCAATATGCTCTGCATTCTTTATTATATCACATTTATTTCCCGTTTCACAGCTTACAATTTCCATCTTTATACTTTTCTGCTTACAATCCACATTATTTCTCCTTTCGGTTTATCTACCTATAGTCAAAATATGGCATTTGTTGCACAGTTTAGGGCAACAATACAAAAAAATTTTTTAAGAAGGAGCATAATTAGAAATGGCTAAAAAATCTTCCTTTAAAATACCAGGGCTTTCCTTTAGCTGGAAACGTGCGCTTGGAATTACCAGAGCAAAACGCAAGATTGCAAAAGCAACGGGAATTCCTACAACAAAGGCGGGGCGGCAAAGAAAAGTCGGCAAGCTATTGGGGATTAAGTGAAATCCACAGGAGATTATTTCATATAGTCCCCACCGCCCCCGCACCGGACGGTGGGGATTTTTTGCCGCCTATCGCCGTCACTGGCTCTTGGCCGCATAACCACGGTATCAGTTTGTTGTTTGGCAAGTCAATCCACAAACCGGATAATATACGATTAGCAGATAAAAACAAACGGAGAGGTTTGCCCGAAATAAGGCAGGAGGGGAAGAAATGGAAAAAACTTTGCAGGATATTTGCAGAGATGCAAAAGAGGACCAGCATCTTACCACGCAAGACTTAGCCGATTTAACAGATCTGTCATCGTCCACGATCAGCAATTACTTTTCTGCGTCGTCAAAGGATCCAAGCCTATACAAAATGGGGCTTATATGCGCCGCCCTCGGTGTGTCTATAGATGAGTATTTTGGTATCGTAAAGAGACCAACCACGGAGGAGCAGCTGGCAGAGGCCCACAGAGCAATGGCCGATGCAGATGCAAAGCATAGCGTAGCCCTACGCATTGCGCACTTGGAGGGCGGCATGGAGCAGCTGACCGGATCAGTGGCAAAGCACGAAAAAAAGGAGCGCGTATTGCAAATTTGGGTGTACATCCTGGCGTTTTCGCTGTCAATTGCCGTATCCATAATATTTGGATATTTGGCGTTTGATTCAAGCGTCCCGCAAACAGGGCTTATCCGCAACGGGCATATTACATCAATCGGCTGGATGCTATTTGCTCTGCTTGCGGTGGGCGTCGGTGTAATCATTGCTTCGCTGATTAATGCGCTGCGATATTACAGGCACCATCAAACTGATAAAAATATAGGGTAGGAGGATAAAAATGGGAAAAGCAATGAGGAGGGCCAACGGAACCGGGACAGTGTATAAGCTCGCCGGGCGCCGACGCAGGCCCTGGGTGGCTGCAAAGCAAAAAATCATTATAGGATATTACCCTACCAAAAAAGATGCTATAGCGGCGCTGGAACGTCTTGCAGGCAAGGATTTAACGGAGCAGTACAACATGACCTTTGCCCAGGTGTTTGACGCTTGGAAAGAGGAGCATTACAAAAAAATAGGGCCAAACGGTATAGAAGGCTATGACGGCGCATTTAAAATTTTTGCGCCGCTGCACGACCGGAAGTTCCGGGACTTAAAAACGGCGGATTTTCAGGGCGTACTGGATGCCCATATGCATAAATCCCATAGCACTGTGTCCAAGTATAAGCAACTCATAACGCAGATGTCCACATGGGCCATGCGCGAGGAGATCATCACAACAAATTTTGCAAAATTCGTCCAGCTCCCCGAAAACACAAAAAAAGAAAAAGAAACATTTACCGATGCTGAAATAAGCAAGCTGGAAGCGGACGGCAGCGACACCGCAAAAATTATCCTCATGCTGATTTACACAGGAATGCGCATAGGGGAATTGTTTTCCCTACCGGCTAAAGATTATCACAAAGATTATGTGGTCGGCGGTGAAAAGACGGAGGCTGGGCGAAACAGGATCATCCCAATCCGCCCCGAAGGGATCCCATACTTTGCCTATTTTGCAAATAAGGCTACCGGCCCACTGCTCATATCCGGCTATGCTGGGGAAAAAATCCCAGCAAACTTCCGCCGCCGGGATTATTACCCGCTTTTGGAAAAATTAAAAATCCAGCGCAAAACGCCGCACTCCACCCGGCACACCTATGCAAGCTGGGCGAGAAAAGCGGGGATTGCTCCGGAGACGCTACAGAGGATCCTCGGCCACGCCAACTACTCCACTACCGCAAATATATACGTCCATACGTCAGCGGAGGAATTGGTGCAGGCCGTTAAAAAGGCGAAAATTTGCTAGTAGTTTGTTAGTTACCTACGGGAGCCAAGGCAAGCCCGTGCAAAATTGCTCTGCGAAAAGTTGCAAAATCGCAACAAATGTTGTTATTCTTATTAACTTTTGTGCCTATATATTCAAAACGATTATAATTCACACGCAGGAGGTCACTGGTTCAAGTCCAGCAGTCTCCACCAAAAAAGTCCAGGAATCTCAAGGGTTCCCGGACTTTTTTATTTTTGCCAAGATTAGCTTTGTTAGTAACGTGTTAGTAGTAGCGATTTAGGTTAGTTTTTTTAGGACGCTGTTATAAGCTTTCTCATTGACGATTTTTAGTGTGTCCATAAGCTCGTCCATAACTTCCCACGCCCTATCCTGCGCTACATTCCCAACCGCTTTCAAAAATTCACTGCCGGATGGTTTTATTTTCTTGGCCGGCGCAGGCTCTGCAGAATACAGCATTGGGGGCGTTTTCGCCTGCAGTTGCTCCCCGCCGTGCTCGTTACGGATAATGTAGAGCGCCGCCAGTTTCTCATAGTTTGTCCAGCTCGATTCTTCTGTTTCAAGGCGAGCTATCCAGCGCTTGACCTCATTCTCGTCGACCATAGGGGTGCACCCCCTTTAGTCCTCGATCGTGTCCATGCAGCGCTGGATGGCTCTGCGGATGCTTTCGTCGTCGGCGTTGTCCAGCATTTCCTGCAACTGGCGTTTCATGTTGGCGATGCCACCATCACGGGAATAGTGGCCGCGCACATAATGCGTGCCGCGTCTCGCATTGGACATATCACGGTCATAAGCGCCGCGCATGCCCGACTGCCAGTCTCCGTCGCGGGAATAGCGGCGAGAATAGTCTTCATCGCGGGAATAGCCGCCGTCTTCCATCATCTCGATCTTATCGATGTTCTTGATGGTTGCTGTCAGTTTGTGGGCAATTTCTAGGTCACCCGCACCCAATTCGCCTTTTCGGGCCAGTTCGTCCAGCTCCTTGCAGAGCATATCCCGCAGTTCATACATAGATTTCATACCCATTGTGTTCTCCTTTCTCAGCTCACACGGTCGATGGTCAGGTTGCTATTGGCAAAGCTGACCGCCTCCGCGCTGGTGTTCTTTGCTGCAACGGTCACGCAGCAACCACGCGGCACTTCCACAATGGTGCTGACGTAGACGTTAAAATAGTTTTCCACCGCAGCCGGGGTGACGGTCGCCGTTGCTCCGTTGAGTGCTTCGCCGTTGACGGCAAGCGCCGTGGTGATCGCGCCTACCGTGCCGCCAGTGGGGACGGCGATGTTCGCGCCAAAGTTCACCTTAAAGCGCGCCTTACACTGCTGCGTCAATCCGCGCAGGGTGACAAGTCCACTGCCCTCGCGGTGGACGATGCAGGGCTTGCCGCAAGCCGCCGTGGAGACCATCGGAACATTCTGGCCAGCAGGGACGGTCACGATTCCGGGATTTACATATTCAGCCATAATTTCAGTCCTTTCATAAAATACAGCGGCAGGGCTATTGCCCCGCCGCTTTTGTTTAGTATCGGCACGGGGCCGACCATTTCCCAACATAGGGAAAAGCTACGCTATGCAGTTGTCAGCAGCCACAACAGGCAAACTGGTTGCAGCAATAGGGGTTCTGCACCGTGTAGGCCGGAATGGGAGAAGGCCGGAGCTGAGACACCAGATAACTGTTCTGCGCCGCCTGGCTTGCCGCCAGCTTCAAGCCCTGGTTCTCGGCCTGGAGGTCAGAGAGCTTGCTCTGCGTCAGGAAGTCGAGGATTGCGCGGCTGTTGCTGTTAGCGTTGTCGATGATGTCGCGGGTCGCGTTCTGCACGGTGTTGCGCGTGTCGCACGCCTGCGCCGCCATATCATAGCGCACCTGCGCGATAGCCGCGCGATTCTCGCAGCAGCAATTTGCGGCCTGCATCTGCATGGCGTTGAGCTGCT